AAAGTTCCGAGGTGCTGGTTTGGCTTGGTGTCGATGCAGTAGGTTACGCCACCGAACAGCAGGCACTTGAAGGAATCACAGCGGCGGTTAACGCCACTGTGACAGATTGGCACGGTAACCCAGACGCCTGGTCCGACCGTATCCATACCGGTGCCGTCATGCTTGCTGCTCACCTTTGGCGGCGGCGCGCCACACCGGGTGGCGTAGCAGCCCTGACTGATGAAGGAACAACCTATGTGCAGCGCCACGATCCCCAGGCGGCTATGCTGCTGGGCCTTGGGGGCTGGACCGCCCCGGCGGTGGGCTGATGAACCCAGATATTCTCCCGATGCATCTAGGGAAGCTAGCCAAGGAAATTAGTAACATCGGTATTTCCGCGACCATCAACCCCAACCGTGTCAGCATTCCCGGTGCATGGGTTGCCCTCAAGGAGCTGGAAATCGAGTCGATGGCCCGCGGTGAGGTTACCGCCGAGGCAAGCGTTTACCTGGTTGCCGCTGACTTAGGCACCACGCTAGCGGTGGAATACCTCATGAGCATGCTAGACGACCTGCTAAACCTGTTGGAAACCCGATACCCAACGGATATCGAGATCACCACAATCACCCTTCCCGCTATCGGGCAAACCCCCCTACCAGCGGTTGAAGTCACCTACGAACTGAAAGGAACATAAAACGTGGCCAACGTAAACACTTTGGATAGCCGAATTTCCACCGGCCCCGGAAAACTGGTGTTCGGTAAGGCCGGTGCTCAGAACGAGTTTTCCGCCCTGGTCACCAAGGCAGAGTTGAACCCCTCCGTGAACACGGAAGACGGTAAACATGTCTTATCCGGTGACTATGCGCCCGGCAAAGACACGATCACGTGGACAATGGAACTGACATGCTTCATCAACCTGAAGAAAAATGGGATTTTTGATTGGTGTTTCACCAACCGCGGTAAAGAGGTGGAGTTTGAGTTCCGGCCGGTAGAAGGGGAAAAATCGGCGAAATTCACCGGCACGGTCAAAGTCCGGCCCCTAGGCGTAGGTGGTGAAGTCAACAAGGAAATGAGTAAGGATTTGACGTTCCCCCTGGTTGGAGAGCCAACCTTCACGCCTGTACAAGAGCCATAAATGTCCGGCCATGTGGATGTTTCCGCCGAGGTAGAGGGGTTGAAAAATCTTCGCCGCACTATTCGGCAAGCTGGTGGCGACACAAAGGACTTGCGCAACGCGAACCTTGCCGCCGCGCAAACCATTGTGCCGATAGCGGCCGGTCTGGCGCCGAAAGTGTCCGGCCGGCTAGCCGCGAGTATCAGGGCGGGTGCCACGCAAAAGGCCGGCATGGTCAGGGCCGGCCGGAAACTCATTCCCTACGCGAACCCTGTTCACTGGGGTTGGCCGAAGCGCCACATTGCGCCGAACCCCTGGGTCGCCACCGCCGCCGCCGCCAATGAAGAACTGTGGCTCAAAGTCTATGAGCAGCATATTGATCGTATTTTAGGAAAGATTGAAGGAAAGAAACGATGAAACTTGTCATTAATGTGAGGTACACCAGCGGTGAGGAGGTCACCGTAACGCCTATTCTGTCTGACCAGGTTGCTTTTGAGCGTACCGCCCGCCTTCGTGATTGGGGCACCGCAACCGACAGCCCCTTAACCTTTGCTGCTTTCTTGGCGTGGAAGGCGCTACAGCGCACCGGCCAAACCGAATACAGTTTCGAGGAATTTTTAGAGAGTGTCGAGGCACTGAGCCAGTCTGGCGGTGAGATGGGTTTAGCCCCTACCGAGGCGACGCCTGCCGAGTAATCGCCCTGTTGTCCGTGAATACGGGGATTCCGCCTAGCGTGCTGCTGGCGGAAGACCCCGCATGGATAGATACGATGCTAGAGGTCATGGCTGAGCAGGCGGAAGCCGCGAAAAAGAGATAAAAGAGGTAACCGGTGGCGGGGAAAAAGAAGTCGGCAATCCTGTCGGTCAACATTGTCAGTGACGCCAACACTAAGGGCTTCTCTGAGGCGGCGCGCGCCGCCCAGAAGATGGCGGCCGATATCAACGCTTCGACTGCCCAAGCGGCCGGCATGGCCACGAAGATAGGCGGGTTGACCACCGGCATTACCTCCCTTGTCTCCATCGCTGGCGGCGCCATAGGCCAAGTTGCTGCTGGTGCCACTGCGCTAGCGGCGGTGGCCGGCCCCGCGCTAGGTGCTGTTGTTTTAGGTTTCGATGGGATCAAAGAGGCTGCCGAGGGGCTGAAAGAGCCTTTTGATGGTTTGAAAGAGTCGGTGAGCGGTGAGTTCGCCGCGGCGCTTGAGGAGCCTTTCGAGAACCTAGGTGGCCTTATCACCGATCTAGAGGGGCCAATGGCTGGGCTTGGTGCCTCCGTGGGCAACCTCATGGGGGGGCTTGTCGATACGATTGTCAGCAATCAAAGTGAATTGGAGAAGCTCATCGCGTCCGCGGGTGAGTTCACAGACGCCATGGGTCCCGGATTAAATACCCTGCTAGAGGGTGTGCTATCAATTGGCACCGGTTTGGACGGCATAGCCGGGGATTTTGGCGCTGCTTTCGGTGGCGTCCTCGAAACGCTGGGTGAAAAGTTTCAAGAATACGCCTCATCAGGTGCCACCACCGCCCTGATTCAAGGCATGATCGAGGCCCTAGGTGGCTTGTCAGATTTGATAGGCCCCCTGCTGGATTTGATCGTCGAGCTAGGCATTGCCCTAGGCCCGTCGTTTGGCGGTATTCTATCCGCCCTGGGGGAGATTATCGCCCAGCTAGTTGAGCCGCTTTCCACTATCGCCCAGGTAGCTGGTCAAGCGCTGGTTGAGGCGCTGAATGCTTTAGCGCCCATGTTTGGGCCGATAGCGCAGGCTATTGCTGACCTGGTGGTGGCGTTGGCGCCGCTGCTTCCGTCGATTGCTGAGCTGGTGGCATTCCTGGGCACCGCCTTAGCTGAGGCCATTAGTGCCGTGGCCCCACTAGTTGGGGACATTTCCAACCTGCTAGGTGAGGTATTCCGCATAGCCATTGACGCCTTGACGCCTATCATGCCAGTCATTATCGAGCTGATTCAGACGCTAGCCGGTGTCGCCTCCGCCCTGTTGCCGTCGATCGCTGAGCTGGCCAGTGTGCTTTTCCCGGCGTTTGCGCAGATCATGGAGGCCATAGCGCCGATCCTAGGTGATATCGGTGCTTTGATTGGTGATGTTCTCCGCATGGCCATTGAGGCGGTGATCCCGTTGATTCCGGTGATCGTCGATACGATCCGCATTCTGGCTGATGTTGTGGCCATGCTGATTCCGGTGATTGCCGAGGTCGCACAATTCCTGTTCCCGGCACTGGCTGAAATTCTTCAGGTGGTAGCCCCGCTGCTTCCTGATTTAGCTAATCTGATAAAGTCCCTGATTGAGGCGCTGCTGCCGATTATTCCGCCCCTGATGCAGGTAGCGGAAGCCCTGTTCCCCGCCCTGGTGCGAATCATTGAGCTGATTATCCCAATTATCATTCAGGTGGCTGACATCTTCGTGCAGCTGGTGCAGGCGCTGACGCCGCTGTTGCCGCCGCTAGCTGACCTGATTACAGAGTTGCTACCGCCGATCGTTGAGCTGATGGAAGCTATCGCCCCGGCCACTTCCGCTGTGGTTGGGATTGTCGGCAAACTAGCGGTTGCGCTGACCAAGGGCTTGGTGGATGCGGTGATCGCCATTGGCGGTAAGCTGGGCTGGCTCAAGGACCTGTTCTTTAAGATCATTGACGTCATCAAAACGGCATTCCAGTGGATCACTGATTTTCTGGATTCCGCGGGTGATGTGGGTGGAATTTTCGGTGGCGGCGGTAGTTTCGGCGGTGTAGGCGGCGGGGGCGGTGTCTTCGGTGGTGGCGACGATGGGACGTTCCATGGGGCCGGTGGCGGCGGTATTGGCGCTGCCTTCCACAACCTACTAAACCGGCCACTACCAGCGCCCCAAGTGATTAACAACTTTGAGATCACTATCAACGGCCCCATTGATGCCCTAGAGACCGGCCGGAAACTCCGCGAGATCCTCGACTACTACGATGAGAGGATGAAACGCTAATGGGTGTCATGGCAAACATGCTACAAATTTCAATCTTCCCGCCGAACAGCCAATGGAACCTGAACTTACGTGCCGTAGTTGACGGTCTCACAATCAACTGGGGGCGCACAAACCTTTACCGTGCCCCAGCCAATCGCACGTGCCAGTTTCAAATGCTCATGGAGCACGTTAC